CGACCAAATACTAATTGAAACCACAAGAGCTTATGAATACATCGAAGGTTATATAGCTTCGTTATATAGTCGTAATCCTTCAGTGATTGTAAAAGGTGATGTTCGTGGACGTGGTGACCCTCATAAAGCACAAGCTATGAGTAATGCGTTTTTATCTCATATTCGTACACAAATAGAGGATGTTTCGAGATTGGCTTTGATATATCCCTGTGCATTTATTAAGTTGTATGCCACACAACATCCTGATCCCTTTAAACGGGTAGGTGTATCAGCGGTTCCTTGCTGGGACATTATTGTTGATACTGATGCTCCATCGTGGTCACAACAAAAGTATGTAGCCCATCGTTATCATATTACTGTTGACGAAGCCAAACAAAAGTATGGGAACAAACAGTATTCAACGCATCAGCTTGTACGTTTCCTTGACTATGAACATGAGGATGATGGGTTACATAGTTATATGGGTGTAAATCTCTCACAAGTAAATAAAAGTGGAGATACAGAAGATTCCCCATTTGAGTATGTACAAGTGGTAGAGTTTTATGATCTACAAAATAATAAGATGTATGTGTGGTCACCTGACTATCAAAACGGTCAGAAATGGTTGTATGATGGTATTGATATAGAGATAGACATTAATAATGTAGAACGATTTGATCAAATACCATTTACAGATGCGGCTGATAATCCTATTGCACCTATTGTACCTTTGTTCTTTTCACGTCAACCTGATGTACCTATGCGTGGGTATAGTGCACTAAGACGTGTATATTCTCAGGTAGAAGAAACAAACATTGTACGAACATACCAGTCAACAATGGTACGTAGAGCGGCACGACAATGGATTGTAAAGAAGGGTGTGTATAGCGATGAAGATATGGCTAAGCTTGCTATGGGTGCAGATGGTGAATACATTGAAGCAGAGTTATCTCCGTCTCAAACAATAGCTGGCTCAATACAATCTGTTCCTCATACACCTGTGCCAGCAGAACTGGAAACATATATTCGACAAGTTAATGATGATTTTCAACGTGGATCTGTTATGGCTCCCTTTACCCGAGGAGAGGCGACACGTGCTACTGCTACAGAGATTACTGCCTTAGCAAGTTATTCATCTTCAGAGATTGGCCGACTTGCTCGAGAACGTGATGCTATGATTGAACATGTGTCTATGGTGTACATTTCTATGATGAAAATCTTTTTAGAAGATACACCTGAAGTTATTGTGTTGAACAATAAAACAGAAGTTGTTCGTAGTGCAGATCTTGATGCAGACTTTAGTTATTTTGCTCTAGATGCAGGAGCAACACCAGTAAGCGAAGCAGTAAAGAAACAAGATTTTATTATGGCTATTCAAACTTTACAAGGTTTGGGTGTTCCACAGCAAAAGTTATTAGAAGAACTTGTTCGTAAACTAGATTTACCGGAAGATTTTTTAGAACCCAGTATTGAAGGTGCTCCTCAAATGGCACAGCCACAAGCACAACCTTCACCCACAGCAACAATAGAACAAGGAGTTCCAGGATCTCCTCAACAAGTTGCACAGCTTTTATAGGAGATAACATGTCTATTCCCCAAGATTTAATGATGCAGGCACAAGAGATTGGTGCTGGTATGGATCAAGCTCAAGCACAAGGTATGCAGATTGCATCGCCTCAAGGACAGTTTTCTGCTCGTGCTTTAAATGCTTTAACTAAAGAACTTAATAAAATCTTAACTATGTTGGGTGAACAAACCCCGATTGCTGATTTTACTGAAGATCAAACTACTTTTGCACCTGAGTTTATGCAAGCCCTTATGGCTATTATGCAGATTGCTAGTGATGCTCAAATGCCT